TTGGGTTGCACAGTTGTCAGATCTTCGCATGAAATATCAATCAGAAAGTTAATTGAACGATTTCAAACATTAAATAATGGTTGCTTCAAGAAAATCCTGAACACACCATCGTATGATCAGGTTTTTCCCAAAATAGTACATTTGGATTTGCAGTTGTGGAATATTAAAAAGGGGGCGGCAAAGAGTGCTGTTGTATCTAACGGAATGGGAATAGCGAAACACTATGGTTCAGAAATATGGAACAATATTAATTATTACACACCATATAATTGCAGTAATTCCATAGATGATGTTTTGTTGAAAAATTATGACTTCATAGATCATACTGTGAAAATGATGGCACAACGGCAGAATAAAATGGATGAACTATTAAGATCTCTAAATCCTCGTTACCATAAAGAAAGTATTTTAAATCAGATTTAATGTAATAACGGTTGATTAAGTTCATTGCCAACGAAGTATGTGTTTTAATGATACGTGCTTTGTTGGCAATGGTATGAACAGAAAAAATAAGTTAGGGAGATTCTAACAGTGAAAAAACTATTTTGGATAGCTGCTTTTTTTATGACATTATCTATATGTTTATATATTTCTATCTTTTTCCTTCCAAAAGAAACAGATGATATATTAATCCTTTCTCTCTTTACTATAAGTTTTTTGTTTCTTATTTTGTTTGGTGCGATCTTTGCGGTAACCTTGTTAGAAGTTATACAACCATATAAATTTCTTCTTGGTAAAAGAGAAGATATGGATGAGTGTATTGTACGAAAAGAAACTAATATTGTTTCAATAAATAATCTATGCGATGAAATCAGTAAGAAAGGTTATGTTTTAGAAGAGAAGCTATCCTGTGAAATGGGAAATATAAAGATTTTTCAGCAAATTGAACACAGAAAGAGAAGAACGATTGTGAATTATATAATTATTATGGATTATTTTCCGGATATCAGTTCTTATCAGTCTGAAAATGTTCAAATATTAATGGATTCAGCAATAGCTAAAAGTGAAAAAAGAAAAAAGTTAAAAGGATTGATTAACAGGAAGTATATATTATGTGTATTTTCAAACAATGTGAGTAAGGATAACATTAAGAAATTCATATTTAGTGCTAATTTTGCGAATACGATATATTTGCCGTTGATAGTAGATACTGAGTCTAAAGTTGTTTACCATGCATCAATATTATTAAAATACGATAGTGGGAAAGTACTTGAAGAGTTAACACAAAGAGTTTCTTCTATTTTTTATAAGTAGAGCTGGTCCGATAAAGGTATAACACGAACAAATGGAAGGGGCGTGGCATGAGGCTAGAACTTTGCATTAAATATGGATATTATGATGAAGGTTACCTTTTTATTGCCAGCAGAACTAGAAAGAGGGGGACAGGTAGAATCTTTACAAAATATCTGGAAAGCTTATGTAACTGGACATGAAGATTAAAAAAACATTGCTGAATCATTATTGTTTTGATCAGAAGGATGTGTCAGATAAAGAACTTGGACTGGAACAAGCAGCAAATAAAAGAATGATTATATGAGTGTAAACAAAAGTAAACATGGTTTTTCAAAAGCAAAAACCCCGAAACACTTGATTTATCAAGCTTTCAGGGGCATTCACAAGTAGCGGAAGGGAGACTTGAACTCTCGACACCACGGGTATGAATTTGACATTGTTAAATTTGTAACTTTTTTGCATTTCCGTAATTTGCGAAAAATCCTTATTTCATGCGGCTTCCCAGGTTTATTAAAATTTGTATATCTTGTCATTTTTCGTTATTTCTGAGGACTTTTTTAAATTTTGTCCATAAATAGTCCATAAATTTTCATCATCTTTTCCCATATAATGCACTGGCTACGGCATCCGATGCACGCCGGTCAGCGTGACGAAGGATATGGCCGTAGAGGTTTCCTGTGGTGCTGGATTGGGCATGTCCAAGCCTTCCTGCTACTGTTACAATATCAATGCCAGAGTAGAGCAGTATGCTGGCCTGTGAATGCCTGAATTTATGTGGATAAATATGCGGTAGGTTCTCAGCTTTTTGAAAATCAATAATCCAATGGTTCAGACTATGGGGATCCATTACGTTCCCGTTCTCTTGAATGAATAGGTACTGTTCTTTATTGTAATCTGAGTCTTCAACATAAAATAGTTCTTTTTTCTGATATTCTTGGTATTCCTTAAGCAGGCGGGTCATCTCGTCTGATATGCTGACTACCCTTGATTTTTTTCCTTTTGGTGTATCTGCGTATAAGCCGATGCCTTTTAATCTCTGTATATTCCGGTCAATCAGTATCTGTTTCTTGTCAAAATCAATGACAGGCCATCGGATACCGAATAACTCCCCACGGCGCACACCAGTATCTACGAGCAGACATACCATAACCCTATATTTCATTGGATATTTTTCAAGACATTCCCGTATTCTGATAATATCGTCTATTTCTAGATACTCAGCTTCCTTTTTCACGATGGCTGGAGGTGTGGCTCTGCTGGCTACATTAATTGCTAGATCTCCTTTTTGGCAGGCCATCTCAAGGACAGAATGGATGAAAGTATGGTAGTGACCTATGGTTTTTGCGGATAACCCTTCTTTATCTCCAAGAGGTATGATTTCAAATAGATCTGAAACATCCTTTTCTAATGCTTTGGATAGTTTATCTGCAGTGGCCAAATTTACATGTCGCTTTTTCATGGCGATTCCTACCGTTGTTGGTGTAAGTCCAGTCATATCACTAAGTGCTTTGTTAGTCAGTTTACGCTTATTCCGCTCGATGATTAGGCTATCTTTGGCTACAGCTTTAGTATCCTTACGGATACCTTCCTGTTGCAATTTTAGGTAAAAGTCATCCAGATGTTTTGCTTTTAACTTGTCCATCCTAATAAATCCTATTTCGGTATCAATTCTGGGGAGCAGGCTGTTATAGAAGGCAACGGATTTTTTCTTGTTTCCGCTTTTAAGTTCTATATAACGCCTACAGTATTCAGAGAGAGTACTGGTATCTATAGATATTCTTCCCTCTTTACATTTGGCTTCAAACGCGCCCATTTCTTTTTCTAGTGCTTTTTTAATTGCTTTATCAGACTTGTATGTTTCAGGCACTTTCCAACTCTCTGTGTATGGTTTAAGCTTCTTACCAGTACTATCACGCCCACGGAAGACCTGAATCTGATAAGAGATGATGTTTCCATCCTTGTCTTTATAGGGTACTGCAGTTGCCATTATATCACTCCTCCTTAAAAATGGACATAAAAAATACACCCCTTGCCAGGATGCTCCAGAGATGATATAATTTGGTTGCGAAACAAAATATATCTTCTGGAAGCTAACCCAGTAAGAGAATTATGTTAAAAGTCATTCCTGCGCCTACAGGGGTGGCTTTTTTCATTTATATGATCAAATATATCAATGAAAGATTCCGTACGCAATCCTTGTTTTTCTTGCTGCTTTTTTGACAAAATTTTTATATTTTCCAGCTTTATTCCAGCATAGTATTGTAGGATTTCGTATTTTAGGTTTTCTATCCTATATTTCACTGCTGCTTTAGGAACAAGGTATGTATCACATGCTATATTGACGAAATCTTCTATAGCTACCTGATCAGGATGTTTTCCGACTAGATCGTACAGCATTGGTATAAACTCCCTAAATGGCATAAGAAATTCCGCTGCTCCTTCATTTGCTTGCCATTCAAGGAACGGATCCTGATTGGGTGCCGCCACTTCATTAAAACAATTGAATGTAGACCGTCCTGTATGCCGATGCAATGCTAGATGCATTGCTTCATGTCCACAATCAAAATTTTGCTCTCTGAATGTTCGTGCGCTATTTAGTAGTATTACATCTGGATGTGGCTTTTTTCCAATTGCTGCCATACCACGCAAACCAGGTGTTTTAAAAGGTAGCGCTTCCATTTTTACACCAGTAGATTCAAAAGTTTTTACAAGGTTTATTCCACATTGGAAATCTTTGAATCCCATAAAACGTTTGACCCGTATAACATTTTTGTATAGTTCAAATTTGTAATTCTGATCCAATCCTATTTCTCTCCCCTTAACCTCCTTATAGTATCAAGAGCGAGACGAATATCGTCCGGGTCGATTCCGCTGTCTTGGGCTTCCTTGGCGTAGGACAGGTATATGCCCTTCAAATCGCTATAAGGATTTTTCTTTTCTTCTGGCTCCTCTGTTCCGGTCATTAAATATTCAACGGATACACCAAAATAATCAGCAATTTTTTTAAGCTTATCGGCTTTTGGAGTACTTTTTCCTCGTTTCCATTCACTGAAAAGTGAGGAAGGGAGGCCGGTTCCCTTACACACATCAGCTGCTCTTAAATGTCGCTCGTCTAATAACCTTGCAAAAATTTCGTACATAATATCGCCCTTTCAAGAAAAACTAGAAAATTCTAAAAATGGCTTGACAAACTAGAATAATCTAGCTATACTATGTACATGAGCTAGAAAATCCTAGTATAACAATATATAAAATTCTAGTTTTATAATCAATTAGTGGATAATTTGATTATATAGAATTTTCTAGCTAAAGTCAATAAAAATATTAGAATTTTTGAAGAAAGGAGCGTTTAATTTGCTTAGTGCTGTTGATTCTTATGCAAGGCTGAATGACTTGACGAAAGAGCAAGGGCTATCATTTTATCAGTTAGGAAAAAAAGTCAATATGCCTTCTTCCTTTTTTAGCGAGTGGAAAAGAGGAAAAATGATGCCCAAGGCTGATAAACTTCAAATCCTCGCTGATTACTTTGGTGTTCCACTTGATTATTTTTTGAAAGAATAAGAACGTATGTTTGCTCTATGTGCTGTAATTGTACTCCCTTCAACATAAGATGTCAATAGGGAGGGGATGGAAAGGAGGGGTGATTTATGGTAACGATACGGGTACCAAATTATTGCACTATTACTGAGGTATGCAAGAAATTTGGTTTTACTTATTATACAGTATCATATTGGTTAGATCATAACCTGGTGAAGTGGATACCGGCTGGATCTAAGAAGCTGATCAACATGGAGGATCTTGATCTGTTTTTAAATGGAGAGAAGGGGGCAAATGCTAATGAGTAAAGCAGACATCCAGTACATGCCCCTCACGACAGACCCGGCCCGGTATAATCATGATCTAATCACAGAACTTACACAGGCCAACATCTGGCTGGCCGGAGGTCTGCATGAGGAGCGGATGATGCAGAGGGGGTCAGAGCAGTGGAGGATGGCCCTGGCGATCATGCTGGCAGTGACGGTTACGCTCCTGGTCCTTACCTGGACCGGATACATATCGATATAGGAAGGAGGTGATTATGGTGAGCAGACGAAAGAACGGAACAAACCGTGCGGCGGCAGCCCTGGGGATTAATCCCTTCGGCTGGGGAAACGGAAAAGCAAGAAAAAGGCCGAGGGAGGTGCGAACTCCGGTCGGCCAGATGAAAATTAACACTATCAATAATATAGCACAGGTGGAAGGGGATTGTAAAGATGGCAAATCTATCTAATATCCAAATGAACAATGTGCCTATGGACCTGTTCATTCAAGGTCAGATGGCGGCAGAAAGAATCAAAGCAGCACAGGAATATGTCAGCTCCGCGAAGTACGTAGATTATGATGTTGCATTCGGCATCCTGGGGATAAAAAAGAGGGCACAGAAGGAGGTCGGTGATGAGGCATCCATACCGCTGTGATACCTGTGGATGTTACCTGGACCCGGGAGAGGGGGACCAGTGTGACAAGTGTCAACAGGATGAAATGGAACATATGAAAAAAAGACAGATGGCACAAGAATCCATCCATCTGGCAGATGGGTGGCAATATGAAATGAATTTTGATGGAGGTATGGAGATATGATGGAAAATATTATGTTACAGGTGAGGCCGGTAGCAGGCCTGATTAAGACCAACTTTGATGAGATTGAGAAGCAACTGGCGGCTGATATGTGCCAGTATGATGGGATTATCTTCACGGAAGATACTAAAACGGATGCCAAGAAGAAGGTGGCGGAACTGCGCAAGCTTAAGAAAAGCATCGAGGATAGCCGTAAGGAAGTCAAGGCTCAGTGGATGGAACCATATAACCAGTTTGAAGCCCGGGTGAAGCAGGTGGCTGCCCTGGTGGACAAGCCAATCAACCATATCAACGGACAGGTAGAGGAGTTTGAGGCAAAGCGGCTTAAGGAACGTCAGACAGAGATAGAACAGATATATACAGAAGAAATTGGTGATATGGCGGACTTCCTTCCGCTCTACCGTCTGCAGGAGGACAAGTGGGGCAACGCCAGTACCTCCATCAAATCCATCCGTAAGTCCATGTCGGAGACCATTGCCAATACCCGGGCCGGGAAGGCAGCCATTGAGGCCATGCAGTCCGATGCGGTACCGGATGCCCTGCGGAAGTTCCAGGCCACTTTGAGCCTTCCAGATGCGCTTGCATATATCAACCGGTACGAAGCCCAGAAGGCTGAGATACTGCGGAAGGAAGAGGAACGCAGGCATCAGGAAGAGGAACGCAGGCACCAGGAAGAGATGGAACGTGTCCGGAAGGATGAGCGCCAGCGCATGGCTCATGAGGAACGTATCCGTAAGGATGCAGAGGAAGCTGTGAGGGCAGAAATCAAGTCCGTGGATGAGGAGAATGCCGCACCGCTTACGGCCCCAAATTCCCATACCGCAGTATATACGGTAGTGGGTACGGATGCCGAACTGCAGGAGGTAGAGATGGCTATGACAAGTTTGGGATTGTATTTTGAGAGGAAGGATGTCTGATGACATGAACGTATATGAAAAGCTACAACATGTCCAGTCCATCCTAAAGGCACCAAAGAGCCAGTACAATAAATTTGGCAATTATTATTACAGGAACTGTGAGGATATACAAGAGGCAGCCAAACCTATTATGCAGGAAGTTAAAGCGGTGCTTGTTGTTGGGGATGAGTTAGTCATGGTTGGTGACCGGTATTACATAAAGGCCACAGCCAGGTTTGTGGACTGTGAATCAGGCGAGGCGGTGGAAAATACTTCATATGCCAGGGAGGAACTTGATAAGAAAGGTATGGACGCATCCCAGATTACAGGGAGCAGCAGTAGCTATGCCAGGAAGTATGCCCTAAATGGACTATTCTGTATTGATGACACGAAAGATGCAGACACCGCCCAGGAGGATATTCCAGGGAAAGAAGATAAACGGAGTGGTGAAAAGAAACAATCCAAAAAACTGAATGAGTCACAGGTTAATGATCTGATAGCAGAGTGTCAACGGACGGGAAAGCATTGGAAAATCATCTGTCAAATGTATAATGCTGACAAATTCAGCAGTATGGATGTATCACAATATGAAGATTGTATGAAGCGGTTCAAAAATACTCCTGATAAACCGTCAGATACGAATACATCTCCACCAGATGATATACAGGATGGCGGATTGCCCTGGAATGACCCAAAGAGGTGATGATTGATGGAGAGCAAGGGAACCCTAAAGGATATCGCACGTAACTGGGAAACAGGCAAATTCCTGCTGACCTTTGAGATGGACCAGGACATAACGGGACAACTGGAAGGTATACGTGGCAAACTGCTTAACATAGTAGCCAAGCAATACCGGAAGAAGCGTAGCCTGGATGCCAATGCATATTACTGGCAGTTGCTGACCAAATTAGCGGAGGCATCCGGGATATCCAAGAACCGGGCGCATAACCTTATGCTCCGCAGATATGGTCAGTTGGAAGAGATGGACGGTCATCTGATATATGTTGTGGTGCCGGACGATGATAAGGGGGCGGACCGGTCACTGGAGGCTGAGACCTACCATATCAAGCCGACCACGGAGGTAAAGGTTGCTTCTGATGGCTCACGATTCCGTACATACATCATGCTGCGCGGTTCCAGCACTTACGACACATCCGAAATGAGTAAGCTAATTGATGGATTGGTATCGGAGTGCCAGGAGCTGGGGATTGAGACCCTTCCTCCAAAAGAGATAGAGCGGATGATGCAGTTGTATGAGCAGCATCGCAGGAAGAAGGCGCAGGATGGCTAAAAAGTTGTGGAGTGTTTTTACTGATGACATGGACCATTGCTATTTCACAGGTAGCCCGTATGTGGAGCGCCATCATATATTTGAGGGTAGGCAGGGATATGGACCGAAATCGGAAAATAGGGGGTTCATAATCCCACTCCGGTATGACCTGCATCCAAACGGTGCCAAATTCCAGGCAACGGCAGAGAATAAGCAGATAGACAATAAGCTTAAGCGGATGGCCCAGGAGTACTACGAGGAGCATTACGGCAGCCGCGAAGATTTCAGGCAGGAATTTGGAAAGAGTTACTTATAGCAAGGTATCAAATCCCCTTAGGGATGATACATAGAACAACAACACTTGGTCAGATTGCGATATGTCACGATAACTTTCTGACCCTGGGCCGGGACCTATCAGACCTCCTTTACCCGGCCCGAAAGGAGGGATTGAATTGAGATACACAAAAAATTCTGATGTTATCCAATGCGCTGTGTACAATGCCCTGGGCGTAGGAAAACAGAATGCCATAAGCAGGGCGGAACTCAGCCGGATCACTGGATATAAGGATAGACGTATCCGTGAGGCGATAGAGGCCATGCGATACAGTAAGGTTATCATTAACCTGGACAATGGTGACGGATATTACATACCTGACTCAACGCTCCAGGGCCGCCGTGAAGCCGCTGCCTGGATTGCAAGGCAGGACAGGAGGATACAGTCCATGAAGGCAGCTACAAAGGGCGCTAGGCGGTTCGTGAACGGGGTAAGGAGCAAGGGTATCCCAGGCCAGATAAGTATGTTCGGGATGGGAGGCATGTAGATGGGGAAAGCACAGCGTGAAAAAGGGAAGCGTGGTGAACGGGAACTTGCCAATCTCCTTAAGGACCATGGATACAACTGCCGTAGGGGCCAGCAGTATTGTGGCACCAACGGGGATGCGGATGTGGTGGGACTTCCAGGCATACACATCGAATGCAAAAGGGTAGAACGCCTTAACCTTGAGGATGCCATGAGACAGGCTATAGATGACACGGAGGCGGAGAAATTACCGTTCAGCGAGGAAATCTACCCCGCAGTGTTCCACCGCCGCAATCGTGGCTCCTGGTTGGTCACAATGCGTCTGGATGACTGGATGAACCTGTATCGAGAGTGGGATGCTGGTAGACAACTGGATGGTGGTTGATATGAGGGAGAGCGTAGTATTTTACAGGAGTTTTTATGAAGCTGTCAAGGAACTCCCGCCAGAACAGTTCAAAGCTGCGGTAACTGCGATTATGGAGTATGGTCTGAATGAGAAGGAACCGGAAACAAGTGGGATTGAACGGACGATATTCCTCCTCACCAAACCCCAGATTGATGCCAATAACCGCAAATACCTAAATGGAACCAAAGGAGGCAGACCTAAAACCTCGCAGGAACCTATCAATAACCAAACCGGAACCAAAAGTAAACCTACAAATAACCAAACCGAAATCAAACCAGAACCCAAGGTAAAGGATAAGGTAAAGGATAAGGTAAAGGTAAAGGATAATGATAATACATTTTGCCCGGAGCCGGATAAATCCGCTCCAGGCAGCCCGGTGGCAATATCCTTTATGCTAAATGATAAATCCATGTATGATGTGACGGAGAATGACGTGGACATGTTCCAGAAGCTCTATCCGGCTATTGATGTCATGCAGGAGATTCGTAAGGTTGTGGGATGGTGTGAGAGCAATCCGAAGAACCGAAAGACCAGAAGCGGGGCAAAACGGTTCCTGAACGGATGGCTGTCAAGGGCGCAGGACAGGGCAAGACCATCCCAAATACCTGTAAAGCAAAACAATAATAAATTCCACAATTTTGACCAGCGTGATACAGATTATGATGCCATTGCCATGCAGAAAACGCAGGAATGGCTACAAGGAGGAAATGATTGATATGGGGAAACCAAATGAGAGGAGTGCATTGTTTTTAGATCGGTCTTACATAGACCGAAAATTTGCGGAACTGAGAGCGGATATGATAACCGTTATGGAAGCTAAGTTCCGGGCAGTACAGAACAATCAGGAGAAAATTATTAAGCTTCTGGAAAGGGATGATGATAAGCCCAGAAAACAGGAAACCATATCGGAAGCATATACCTGGAAGATTGAGATACGCCGCAGGGTGGATAGGATGGTTAAGGACTACCCGGAACTGTATTCCGATTTCAACAATGTTCTGACCCGAATATATCGGAAAATGCGTGACGTATATGGCTTTGTATCGGAACAGGCCATTAAGGATTATAAGTACGCTACAGGGGCTGAGAAAGCCTCATGCCTGGAGGTGATATCCGAAGATGAAAAACTGCGATCATTGTTTGAGCCTATCCTCTCTAACCTGGAGGAGGACAGCCGTAAGGAGATGGAGCGGCGCCGGATGGCCCAGGAGGCGGAACAGGGTAAGACACGGCAGGAAATCATTCAGCCTCTCATTGAGGCCAGAGGTGACAAAACCAACTTTGGATGTGCTACATATACCGTAGTAAAGTCCAGAATGAAAAAACATGGTGTGAGACTGGATGACTATGAGTCGGAGTTTAGGAAGCGGACAGGGATTAAGCGGAAAGTGTCCAATGGTGAGCTGATTGATAACATGCCTACTCTTAAGCGGGAATTTGCGAAGGCCGTGGGTGAGCTGCTGGCGGAACATCAGAGCATGGTCACTAAGACACAGATTTAGTAGGTTAATGTACATTGACAATTGAATATTGATAGTTGGTTGAGTATAGCGTATAATGAAAACAATTAAACCCTTTGGAGGATAAAATGAAATTACCTGATTTTTTGTATCATTATACAAGCATTGAGACACTTGCTCTGATTTTGAGCAAGCGAACATTACGATTTAATTGCTTATCTTTTGTTGATGATCCGGATGAAAGTAAGGCATCAGATATTGAGGATATTGGTAGATTGTGTGTTGTAAGTTGTTGGACGGATAGGGAAGAGGAATCAATACCTATGTGGCAAATGTATACACCTAATTCAAAGGGGGTACGTTTGAAAATGAGGAGATACCCTTTTAAGGAATATCCTGCAACTATGAAAGGCTCTTGGATAAGATTAGATAATAATGAAATTGGTGATGAGATAGGGAATTTAAACAATTATAGGTCATATATTGATGAGAATAAAATAGCAAGAGAGAATAGGGCCTTTGTAATACCGCCTGCTCCAGAGTTAATTCAAATGAGTTATTCAAATAAGGAAGAAATGATTTATCCCCAGATATTATTTGATAAAAATAACAGATTTGAAATATCCGGTATCGGACAATATAAACGTGAGTGTTGGGAGTTCCAATCTGAATGGAGATATCGTATTTTATTTACGCCATTTAGTGCAGAGGGCATTGAAAAAGGAGAGGGATTTGAGAGTATAAAACATTCAAAGAATGTACCATATAAAGAATATTATTTGGAATTATCTGAGAATGCACTTGAGGGAGCGGAAGTAGTAATGGGTCCTAAGACGTCTGAAGCTGAAAAGATTATCGTAGAGTCGCTTATAGAAAAATTTCAAGGTGAATATATAGTACCTGTAAGACAGAGTAAATTGTCATTAAGATGAACTACCAACTATCAACATTCGGTTGGTAGTTTTTTTATACGAAAAATCGCTATTTGAGTGATTAAGAAAGGAGGCCGGAGCGGTGCGCACCGTTGATGGGATATCCCGGCTCCTTAAAAAAATGATAGTTGGATTACATGACGCGGAAAAAGATTATTTCAAGCATGGAAAGAATTTTCCTAATTTGGCGCTGATGAAAATATCAGCCTGGCATAAGGCGCAGAGAGATACCGTGGAGTGGTGGGTGCCGGTGCTGCACTATGACCGTGTATACAGCAGTAAGGTATTTGACTTCACGCCGGACAATCCTCATCTTCCAGATGATACGATCCGGGGCGGGACCGGATATCGTGATCTACCTATGGATCAGACATTACCACCAGAAATTGACTCCATGTACCCGGATTACTCCATATATCCAGATTGCGATTATGCCATTGGGTATCTGACCCGCGGCTGTCCCAATCACTGCCGATGGTGCGTGGTGCCTAACAAAGAAGGAACTATCAGGCCATACCGGCGCTGGCAGGATGTTGTGAGACAGGACACGGACAAGCTGGTATTGATGGATAACAATATATTGGCTTGCGAATACGGCATAGAACAGTTGGAATCCCTGATCGGGAGCATATACCAGATTGATCTCAACCAGGGGATGGATACGCGGCTGGTGGATGATCGGATTGCAAGCATTTTGGCGCGGCTGAAATGGATTAGGTTCATTCGCTTTTCCTGCGACCAACAGGTACAGATCGAGCCAATCAGGCGCACCATTGAGCTATTGGGTAAGTATGGTGTGAGGCCATACCGGATTTTTATATACATTTTGGTTACGGCTGATATTCAGGACGCAGCGGACAGAGTGGAGGCATTAAAGGGCTATAAGGCAATCAACTTATATGCTCAGGCGGAACGCAATGAGCGGCTTGGAGTTATGCCGAATAAGGCGCAGTTGGAGTTTCAGCAGCGGTACATGTATAGTGGATGTTACCGAACAGAAACATGGGAGGCTTATTGCGAACGTAAGGGATTTAAGGGGGAAAATTAGAATTGGGAGGAAGAAAATGATTAAAGAATATATCAGCACCCCACAGGCATTAGCATTGGCTGTCATGGTTTTTACTTTAGGGTTAAAGACACCAGTTAGGGACGAGACAGCATTAAATGTGATCACAATACTGTGGGTTATAAGTATGGTTGTTCTGTGGGCATTGATGTAATTTAAAGTTTCCGTGAGTTCTGGAGAGAGGAATAGTATATGGATTTTTATAATTGCCCTTATGTCATAGTTATCCCATTTCGCAATGGGAATGAGTATGATGAGGATTATGGATGTGATGCAACGGGAGAATATTGCCAATGTTGTCAGTGTAAATTAACAGCGGAGGAATGTGAACAGCTAATTAGAAAGCACGAGAATTAGCATTTAAAGGAGGTACAGGGGTGCGAAAAAGTAAGTGTATAAAAACGCATTACCCGGAATCCATTTGCATGGCAGAACGAATTGTATTATTTCACGGAACCAAATTTCGTGTTGCTTTGACCGCTCATGAATTTTACTGCGAAAAATGCAAGAAGGTTCGGCATTTGTGGTTCATCAATAGATAATAGCAGTTTGGAGGATGAAGATGTATTTAAACATTGAATATAGAGATGGAAAGACAGAACAGAAAATCGTGGATGATTGTACCGTTAAAGATGGGTGCCTAAAGTATTATATCAGGACAGGAAGAGATGCTGGCACGCATTATATTCCATTGGATATTATCAAAGAGTTTCATAAAGAGAATTAAAGTTTCTGAGAGAACCGGAGGAAAGGAACAGAGATGAAAAAGTCTGATGCGAAATGTAAAGCGAGAATTTTTAAAGACAAGGTATTAAAACCTGCTATCAAAGACCAATTACAAATTCTTTCTCAGGTGGTGCTTTGTAGCAAAGAATTAAAAATAGAGTATTACAAAGATGCTGTTTATGCAGATGGGAAGACAAAATTATTTGAACAATACCCATCATGTAAACAATGGGAACATAGATATTGTCCAGCTAAAGGAAAGAAATATAGGGGTTATGTAACGCCTGGTGGGTATATGTTTTTTGGAGACAGTGAAATAGAAATATATTGTAAAGTGATTGCGGCATTTGCTAGTGAGGAATCACCATTAATCATTCCTTTTAGCGAAACGTAAATTAGCTAAACTGATCTTAACTAAAAAGTGTATACTTATGCGTACTGGTGCGCATAGGAAGGAGGCAGAGGCATGTCACGACCAAAGAAGGACGGAGAAAAGTATGTGCGGCAGAACGTCAGTATGGATCCGCAGCAATTGGAACGGCTGACTACTTACTGCCAGAAAACAGACAGGCCGATAAGCTGGGTAATCCGACAGGCCCTGGATAAGTACTTGGATGATAATGTTGCATAGCGGTGTGTATAAGTGCGCACCGTTGCGCAACAAAACTGATATTTTGGAAAGGAGCTTCATATGTGGTTCGCATATGGACTGATGTGGTTTAGTACTGCACTGGCTGCTTGCGCGGGTATGTATTTTACACATAGCGCATGGTGCTTGTGGGTGTTTATTTTTCCGGCTTGTGTGAAAATGGCGCAAGGGGAAAAAGGAGAAGATAGTCAAAAGAAATAATACACAATATGAGCCGGGGGATCCCCCCCGGTAAATAAAAACGAAAGCAGAGAACATATGTACGAATACAACAAGCGGTGGACACCCGCCAAGATGATCCCACCGCTCCTATAGTAACTACCTGAGTATATTATACCCTGCTCAGGTGGAAAAATCAATGAGGAGGATATGATATGGGTACACAGGCAGTTAAAGCGGAGATTATCAATAATGTTATGGTAGCAATGTCGTATTACATCCAGCAGCAAACCATCCTGTCAATGTTGGAGCAAGTGATGCAGCAGGAACTTGTCCGGGTAAACATGGAGGAGATTACCACGCTGCCGGCAGAGCGGCAGGATAGTATTGCGGAGCGGAATAAGTACCTTATCCAGCTCTTTATGATTAAAAAGAGGAACCTAAAACGCGGGACACTTGAGGGATACTTGGGAGCCATTAAGCGGCTCATTATGGTCATAAACAATAAGTCTCTGGACCAGGTGGACGAGACAGACATAGAGTGGTATCTGGCTCAGTATGAGCGGCGCGAAGGACTGCATGGGAAACTGGAGACTACTACATACAATAACGAACGTAGGTTTCTGTCAGCCTTCTACACCTGGATGAGGAAATCTAAGTTCATTGCAGATAATCCGGTGGAAAGTACGGAGCCGAAAAAGGTAATCCTAAAGCCTATTGATTATTATTCGCCAGAGGAAATCATACGTATCAGGGATGCTTGCCAGAATGAGCGGGAGAGGGCTATCATCGAGGTATTCCGCAGTACCGGCGCCCGAGTGGGAGAGATTGCAGAGATTACTCTGGAGCAAGTCAATCTGGATACAGGGGATATCTGGATTCAGGGAGAGAAGGGCGGGAAATACCGGACATTGTATCTGGATGACGATGCAAAACATTATTATAGGCTTTATCTTGATACACGGACAGATGAAAGTCCATATATGTTCACCAGGACCAGGAAACCCTATGGGAAGATGACCACATGCTCATACCGGAGCATAATGAAGGCCATAGGAAGAAGGGCCGGTCTCACCTGCAGGGTGTATCCACATAAAATGAGGAAAACCCTGGGGATGAACCTCAAAAACAAGGGTGTGGATATAGGGACGATCCAGGAGGTCCTGGGACATGCCAGCCCGGCAGTTACATCACAGTATTATGCACAGTCAACGCCACATACCCTTAGGAGTGTTAGGGAGCGCGTGGCTGTATAGGAGGGATCACTATTTGAAGATTACAAAAAATATGCTTAATAATTATCGGCACCTAAAACGAGAGATACCGATATTGGAGTTGGAATTGGAGAACATGAAAAAGGGGGACAATGGCTTTAATAACAGCACAGTGTTTGATTACAGGGATGGTTTTCCAAGACCACAAAGTGTTGTGGGTTTTGATTGGCCATTGTACGAGCACAGAAAGAAAGTGTTGGATGAAAAAAAGGCCAAGGTCGATGCGGTAAAGCGGTGGATAAATAGCATTGATGATGGACAGACAAGATGTGTATTTAGAATGTTCTACATGGATGGAATGAGTTGGCTTCAGATAGCGGATAAACTTAAATGTACAGGGGACCATAGGGAAGACTATCCAAGAATCTGTATAAGGGACTACTATTTGAAAAAGATGGGTATAGCATAACGATTTTTCGTTCATTTCGCTCATTTCGGATTAGAATATAATTAGGCCAAAAGGCAAGCGCCTGCGGCCTTTCCCCCTACAAAACAAAACGCGGCTGCTGGGCATTATATCCTGGTAGCTGCGTTTTGCTTATTTTGGTGTATCCATTTTTCATTTTTCCCCGGCACCTGAAACTTAGGGTGCCGGGGACCTCCTCCATCATTGTTGGATAAAATTACCATATGCATATATAACTCAATAAATTATAATACCATAAGAAAAGGGGGATCATCATGAAACTGACAGAACGAGAAACACAGATATACCAATACATCCTTGATTACACACAGGAGCATATGTATGCACCCACAATCCGAGAAATAGGAAAGGCTGTGGGGCTAAAATCCACATCATCAGTGGCGACAAATCTGATGCACTTGGAAGCTAAAGGAATGATAGAGGTGGGACAGGATTCGCCCAGAGCAATACGGCTAGTAGGATATAGCATTGTTCACAATTCTATGATCGAGGAACTGAACAGGTTAAGAATTAGGAATAATGGATTAATAATATAGAATAAAAAATCTTTATGTGGTATAATTCTGGTAACAAATGGAGAAGGAACATAGTAATGATAAATATTATGTTTTGGAATGCTAATGCAGGAAAATTCAAAAATCATATAAAAGTCAAAGGAATGATTGACGAGTGTATATGCTCAATGATTGTAGAATATAAATGTGATATTTTTGTTTTGGCAGAATATGAGTATGACTTGGAGGCTTTATGTAATAGAATATCAATAAAAAATAGAGATTTTAAGATAGGGCCATCATTTCAACATACGAGAGTAAAGATGATAATGGATTCTAGGTTAAAATCCGAGGTAATAAGAGACAATAATTATTTTGTTATATATAGCATACAATCATTGAGAACTCAATTTTTGTTGGCTGGGGTTCATTTTCCAAGTAAAATGCATGGAAAAAATGGTGAAAGCGGAGAACTAATAGGAAGAAGATTGATATTTAACCTTATTGAATCAGAAAAAGTGGTTATGCATGAAAAGGCCGTTATTATAGGAGATTTTAATGCAAATCCATTTGAGCCAGTGATGCTTAATGCTGATATGATGCATTCATACCCACGAGCAGATTTTGTACTTAATAAAAAGGTAAGGAAAGTATATGATACAGAATATTCAATTTACTATAATCCCATGTGGAATTTATGGGGAGATGAGGGATTGACTGGAGGAACATATCATTATGATGCTGGAGGTGTGTCGAATCTCTGTTGGAACATATATGACCAGGTTATCTTAAGCCATGACATGGTGAACTATTTTCTTAGAGAATCATTAGAGATAGTAAATCATATTGGTGACTTATCTCTCTTGAATAAGCGTGGAATACCAGACAGTGATAGATTTAGTGACCATTTGCCGATATTTTTTTCGTTAAAGGAGGATATATAATGGAGAATTTTTGGAATATTGATATTAATGTTAGCGCTAGGAAAAGTACACCTCGTGACCTGGTTCAAGAGCAGTGCGAGAAATTAGCAGAAATCACCAATGGTAAAGTTATAGCAAGAGTGGCAGATTATGAAGGAGATTATAAAAGTTATACTAAGATGTCAAACCTAGCATTACTGGCTAATGCTGCTTCTTCTCTAACAATGGAAAGCTTTGATGCACAGAATGAATTAGGTGAGAGCGGGGATGCTGGCTCTTTTGTTTATGAGTTTTTTATTTCATCTGAAAGAACGCCAAAGTATAAATATAGGATTTGTTTCTTATATTATGGTGCGTTATTGTATCCTGTAGGGATAACATTGGAACAATCAATAGCAAATGAATTGGGGGTTGAAACTGAATTCACTGTAGATAGTGAAGAACAGTTTACTGCTATATTAAAAAGAATATTAGGTAGTGATAAACTGTCAGAAGTTTTGAGTAATCTGCTAAGTATAAATATATAATTTTGGAGGCACATGGATGCCTCCGTTTTTATGTATCGAAAACGAAACGATTGAGAGGTGGTGGTTTTGCCAAGAGGGCGGAGTCCCAACCGGGATAAAGCATTTGAGATATATAGGCAGCACGGAGGGAAAATCACAAACCGTGAAATCGCGGCCCGGCTGGATGAGGATGAGAAGGTCATTGCCGTATGGAAGAGCCGAGATAAATGGAATGTTGTACAACAAAAGAAAAAGGAACGTTGTACAACAAAATCCAGAGGCGGGCAGCCGGGAAACAAGAATGCCGTAGGGCATGGAGGGACCGGGCCGCCCGGGAATAAGAACGCAGTTAAGACGGGGGAGTTTGAATCCCTCTTTTTTGATACCCTTACGCCGGATGAGCAGGAACTCATAGAGTCAATGACAAAGGATAAGGGGGAGCTGCTGCAGCAGGAGATACAACTTCTGACCGTGAGGGAGCGCAGGATGCTACAGCGCATTAATGACCTCAAACAGGCAGTGGAGGACCAGACAGAGAAGAAGGCCGAAGGCATGACTAAAACAAAGTGGAAAGATGGTTTCGGCGCTAATGGTCCTATTGAGGTTACAGAGTATGAGGGCGTCCTGGGACAGATACAGTCCGTGGAGGATGCCCTTACCCGTGTCCAGGCCAGGAAACAGAAGGCAATTGATTCCCTGCATAGGTTTGGATTTGATGACGCACGTCTGGAAATCGAACTGATGAAGCTTGATATCGTAACTCTTAAGGTGGACAATCAGGACCAAGAAACAGAAGATGATGGATTCCTGGCGGCTATGGATGCTGAGGCATCAAGTCTGTGGGGTGATGTAGATGGGGATTAACGAACGCATTGCCCAGATGAAGGAACGGATACATCGGATTAAGGAAAAGCGGAGCATCATTACAAAGCTGCAGGTATTCAAGTTCAAGCCGTTTTCAACAAAGCAGAAACAGATTCTCACATGGTGGATGCCAAGCAGTCCGGTAAAGGACTATGACGGTATCATTGCGGATGGTGCTATCCGTTCTGGTAAGACGGTCTGTATGTCCTTATCTTTTGTGTTCTGGGCCATGAAAACATTCTCCGGCCAGAATTTCGCCATGTGTGGAAAGACCATCGGTTCATTCCGGCGCAATGTGTTGTTCTGGCTTAAAATCATGTTACGGAGCCGTGGATATAAAGTTATGGACCACCGGGCGGATAATCTGGTGGAGATATCACGTAACGGTGTGACCAATTACTTTTACATATTCGGAGGTAAGGATGAACGTAGCCAGGACCTGATACAGGGTATCACTTTGGCGGGCCTGTTTTGTGATGAGGTGGCCTTGATGCCGGAATCCTTTGTTAATCAGGCAACCGGCCGATGCTCCGTTGATGGAAGCAAGTACTGGTTTAACTGCAACCCAGATGGACCGTACCACTGGTTTAAGCTTAATTGGCTGGATAAGGCCGGAGAAAAAAATCTGCTTGTCCTGCATTTTACAATGGAGGACAACTTAAGTCTGTCAGAGCGTATCAAGGAGAGATACCGGAATATGTACACCGGTGTCTTTTTTAAACGTTATATACTGGGCTTATGGGCTATGGCTGAAGGCATCATCTACGATATGTTTTCCGAGGAGCGGCATGTAAAATCAGTTCTGGAGTTTGTGCGGGTGCTGATTGATGGCGGTCGCTATGTAAGTATTGATTACGGTACACAGAACGCCACAGTGTTCTTGCTCTGGAATAAGGGACGGGATGGAAAATGGTATTGTATCAGGGAGTATTACTATTCCGGGAGAGATAAGGGCGTGCAGAAGACAGACGCCGAGTATGGCGAGGATTTAAAAAGGTTTCTGGACGGTACACCTGTTAAGGCTGTTATTGTGGACCCATCAGCAGCTTCATTTATTGCAGAGTTAAATAAGCGTGGATTTACCGTAATTCAGGCAGATAATGCGGTGGAGGACGGGATCAGGTTGGTGGCAACGCTCCTGAATACCGAGCGGATTGCATTTAGTCAGTCTTGCAAAAATACGATCATGGAGTTTGCGTCCTATATCTGGGATCCGAAGGCCGCAGAGCGCGGCGAGGATAAACCGATCAAACAGCATGATCACGCAATGGACGCGGTGAGGTATTTTTGCTATACGATACTAAATAATAAGACGGTCAGAGTTAAGAAGAAATCTGATTATGGTTTACATTAAGGAGGTGATGGTTATATATATGTATACAATGCCGAGAGAGAACTGGGATGAACAGAACCCGGATAAGCAGGCGATCCGTACTTTGATTGTAAAACACCGCCGGGAAGTGGCCCGACTGAATAAACTCATGAAGTACTATGAGGGACAACATAAGATACTGTCAGAAAGCCGGAAAACAAAACTGGTTTGCAACCATGCAAAGGATATCAGCGATACCGCCAGCAGCTACTTTATCGGCAATCCAATATCGTACAAGAGCGGCAATGACATATCTGTGCTGATGGATGCATTCGAGCAGGCCGGGGCTGATGAAGTGGACGGTGATAATGGGCTTGACCTCTCCATTTATGGCCGGGCCTATGAATATATCTACCCGGAAGAGGGAGAAACTGACCTGATAGTCAAGAATCTGTCTCCGGAAAATACGTTCATGGTTTACGATGACACTATTGAACAGAAGGAATTATTTGCAGTCTACTATTATGCCAGAAAGGATGATTCAGACCGAAAACGAACCATTTATGTAGCCACGGTACTGACGGAGCATCTGAAATGGGTGTTGAACATTGAAAACACAGACGGTCCACAAGCCCTTCTCGAGGAACCGGCAGAGCATTTCTTTGATGGAATCCCAGTGGTAGAGTATATGAATAATAAGCTGGCGATCGGTGACTTTGAATTGCAGATCCCTTTGATTGATGCTTATAACGCCCTGATGAGTGACCGGATCACCGATAAGGAGCAGTTTATTGATGCAATATTAGCTATTTATGGTGCCATACTGGGGGACCCGGAGGCGGAGGATGAAGACGGAAAGACTGCGAAGGAAAAGGTTAAGGATGACAAGCTCTTGGAACTGCCGAAAGATTCCAGAGCGGAATATCTGACCCGGACCTTTGACGAATCCGGCGTGGAGATCCTTAAGAAAGCCATTGAGCAGGATATCCACAAGTTTTCCCACATTCCCTGTATGACAGACGAGTCCTTCGGCGGCAATGTGTCAGGGGTGGCTATGGAGTTCAAGCTCTTAGGTATGGAGAACATCACAAAGATAAAGACCAGATATTACAAGAAGGGGCTGCGGAAACGACTCCGTTTGTTCGCCGGGTGGCTGAATAAGAGTAAGGCCATCGTGGTGGACGTGTCCGGGATTACACCAACCTTCAGCCGGGCGTTGCCTAAAAACCTGCTAGAAATTAGCCAGATCATTGCCAACCTATGGGGGAAGGTCAGCAGGAAGACCCTGCTGTCCCAGGTTCCGTTTGTGGATGATGTGGACGCAGAGCTGGCAGCCGTGGAAAAGGAATCAGAGGAGGCATTGAAACAGCAGCAGGCTATGTTCGGGATTGGCAGTAATACGCCGCCTGATACAGGTAATGATTCACCATCGGATGGTGATGTAGATGAGTAGTCTGTCATACTGGGAACGCCGGAAGGCACAGAGGATGTTTGATTACATGCAATCTGCGGAGGATACAGCAGACGATATTGCAAAGCTGTATCAAAAGTCATCCGGTTACATAAGCCATGAGCTTGACAAAATATTTGAGCGGTACAAGCGCAAGCATCATCTTACTAATGCGGAAGCTTACCGCTTGCTTAATGAGATAAAGGACAAGACCTCCCTGGACGAGCTGAAGCAGGCATTAAGGGCGCCTGGGAGGGGACAGACAGCAGCGGACATCCTCGCAGAACTGGAAAGTCCTGCATTCCAGGCACGGCTTGAACGGCTCCAGCAGCTCCAGAACCAGATTGACCTTACCATGCAGCAGATTTATAGGCAGGAAAAGGTAAGGAATACCAGCCATTATGTGGATCTTGCCAATGAGGCATATTATAGGAGTATCTTTGATATCCAGCAACGGACGGGGCTGGGTTTTTCTTTTTCCACGATAGACCACAAGGCGATAGACCGGGTGATTAACAGCAAGTGGTCCGGTGCCAACTACTCAGAGCGCATCTGGCATAATACCAGGGCATTGGCGCAGGACTTAAAGCAGGAACTGCTTATCAATCTGGTAACTGGCCGGACTGACAGCGAGGTGGCTGACATCATAGCCAATAAGTACGCCCAGGGGGCCAGCAACGCCCGCAGGTTGGTGCGGACGGAATCCTGCAACCTGGCAAATCAGATGGAGATGCAGTCTTATGATGAGTGCGGGATTGAGACATATATATATGTGGCAACACTGGATTTCAGGACATCCACCGTATGCCGGAAACTGGATGGTAAACGGTTCAAGGTGTCAGAGCAGCAGCCTGGACTCAATTGCCCACCTATGCATCCATGGTGCCGGTCCACAACAATCTGCGATATCAGCGATGAGGAGTTATCCCAGATGCAGCGCAGGGCGAGGAACCCAGTCACTGGCAGGACAGAAACAGTACCCGCCAGCATGACATATGAACAGTGGTATGATAAAAATGTCAAAGGGAACAAGGAAGCAGAAGCGAAGGAGAAGCAAATGAAACAGCGTAAAAAGAAAGGTTAGGTGGTCCATACATCTCCCTCTGGGCGGCGGGGTGAAGCTGCTTACACAAGCAATAGAGCATAAGCACGCAGGAAGCCCCTGGGTGTTATTTTTATGCAACGGTCTGGGCGTATGAACAGACTGGGGCGGAAAGGATAGAAACTATGAGAACAGAACCAATGTATCAGAAGATGAATTTACAGCTTTTTGCGGAACCGGCGTCAGACCCTGCCACAACACCAGAGCCAGAACCAAAGCCGGAGCCTGAATCAGACCCTGCCCCACAGAGTTTTGACGATGTCCTGAAAAACAAGGATTATCAGGCTGAGTTTGACCGCAGAGTGCAGAAGGGGATTGATACCGCCCTTGCAAAGGCACAGGAGAAATGGCAGGCACTTACTGATGATAAGCTGTCCGAGGCTGAGAAACTGGCAAAAATGACAAAAGAAGAGAAGGCACAGTATCTTGCGCAGAAACAGGAGAAGGCGCTGGCGGCCCGTGAGGCTGACATAACCAAGCGTGAACTGATGGCAGAAGCAAAGAACACATTAGCAGAAAAGAAGCTGCCTGTTGGACTTGCAGAAGTTTTAGATTACACGGATGCCGAATCATGTAGCAAATCCATTGAAGCGGTGGAGAAAGCCTTCCAGGAGGCCGTACAGGCTGCTGTGGAAGAGAAACTTAAAGGTGGGACTCCACCAAGGAAAGCGCCGTCAGGTGGGGAAGATGACCTGGAAAAACAGGTAGAATCCCTGATGATGGGAATTTAAGAAAGGATGGTAAAAGAATATGCCAATTAACACATTAGCAACAGCAACACTTTTTCAGAACACTTTGGATAAGGTGGCAATCCGGGAGGCCGTTACAGGATGGATGGATGCAAATGCCGGCCAGGTTATTTACAATGGGGGTGCTGAGGTAAAAATCCCTAAAATGTCTGTACAGGGACTGGGAGACTATGACAGGGACAATGGATACCAGCAGGGTGGAGTTACCTTGGAGTATGAAACCAGGAAGATGACCCAGGATAGGGGCCGCAAGTTCCAGATTGATCCTATCGACATTAACGAGAACAACTTTGTGACCACAGCAGCCGCAGTCATGGGAGAATTCCAGCGGACGTTAGTGGTTCCCGAGATTGATGCATACCGTATCAGTAAGATTGCAACAGAGACAATCACGGCAAAGAAGGCTGGCATGGTGTCCTATGGTTATACACCGGGAGCCACCGGGACATCGGCCCTTCGGAAAATCAAGGAAGGGATCAAGGCGATCCGGGAACTGTACAATGGCCCGCTTGTAATCCATGCCACACCTGATATGATTATGGAATTGGAAATGGAGCTGTCTGGGAAGATTACAAGTACCACGTTTTCAAAAGGGGGAATTGAGACTGCGGTTCCTTCTGTTGATGAGGTACCGATTATCTCCACCCCGTCCAATCGTATGTATACGGCAATTACTATCTACGATGGTAAGACCTCAGGGCAGGAAAAGGGTGGCTATGTGAAAGGAACCACAGCGAAGGATATCAACTTTTTTGTCTGCCCGCGCACAACACCCATTGCAGTCACTAAGCAGGATATCATGCGTATCTTTGACCCTACCATCAACCAGAAACTGAATGCATGGCAGATGGATTACCGGAGGTTTCACGACATCTGGGTGCTGGATAATAAACTGGACAGCATCTATCTGAGTATCAAGGATGCTGCCCCATCTGAGGGATAAGGAGGTAGATTATGAGGCTGATTAAGGATAATGTGGAGCGGGTTGCAGATGGTGAACAGGCGGACAAGCTGAAAGCCTTGGGGTTCCAGGAAATCGGAAGTACAGCCACGGAAACGGTAGGGTCGGAGGATAAATCTCCTGATAAAATGTCCGTTGCTGAATTAAAGTCCCTGGCAAAGAAAAAGGGGATAGAAGGGGCCGGATCCCTGACTAAGGCGGAATTGCTGGCGGTCCTTAAGGATGTGACCATGGATGACTGACATCGAAATACTGAAAAAACTGACAGGGGAGAGTGATGAGGTATTACTCTCTCTTTTGCTGGATGACGCCACGGCTTTCGTGCTGTCCTATACTGGACGGACAAGGATTGTGACAGGGCTGGAAAAGGCCGTGCGAGACTTGGCTGTGATAGCCCTTAATCGGATGGGAACAGAGGGTGAGTCCAGCCGGAGCGGTGGAGGGGAATCATACAGCTTTGATAACGCCCCAAAGCACATTTATGACACACTGGACAGGTACAGGTTGGCACGGATAGGAGGCAGGACGTATGAGGCTAAAACGGAGCAGGCTGGGGACGTATCATCACCGGGCAGCAATACCTAAAAAGGATAGTGAGGGTAGCTTATATACGGAGTATGGTCCAGCAGCATCCATCCAAGCTGAAGAGTGGCCAGCAGGCGGGAAAGTACAGACTGAGATGTATGGGCAGCAATTGCCTAATATCCGTAACCTTAGAATCCAAGGAACCTATCAGGAAGTACCGGGATCTGGTAAAGTAAGCTATGCAATTGCTGATGGCCCGATCATTACGGCCAATGATGGGATATGCCTGTATGTCTCTGGAGAGGCGGAGCCGGATTATAGGGTGGTTGCTATATACCCTTACCGGTTCCTGACGCTGGAGGTGGAAAAGTTATGATTCAAGGTCAAAAAGAGTTGGAAAGAAAGTTTGCAGCATTGGAGCAGGTTTGTGATCAGCAAATGGAGCGGCTTGTGGGGCAGCAGTCCAAACGCATACAAGCAGAAGCCAAGCTGTTATGTCCCGTCCGACATGGAGAATTGAGAAATAGCATCAAGTCAATGACAGAGAGCATGGATGACAGGATAATTGGGACCATTTACACCAATAAAGCCTACGCTATGTATGTTGAGATGGGAACTGGCCCCAAAGGTGCCGCAAATCATTCAGGGATATCCCCTGTTGCCAATCCAGCCTACACAATGTCTCCCTGGTGGATACATGAAAGCCAGGTGGACAAAGAAGCAGCGGAAGAATATCACTGGTTTTATTTGGATACACCACATGGACGGTTCTACCAGTGTACAGGCCAACCGGCGCAGCCATTTATGTATCCTGCCTTAAAGGATAATGAGGACAAGGTAGTGGAGAGGCTGGAGAATGCCCTGAAACGAGAATTAAGAAAGGCGTGTAAGTAATGATCAATGTTAAGGATGAGGTATATGCTGCGCTGCTTACGGTCACAGACAATGTGACGGACTGTTATCCTAAGGACTGGGAGAAGGACTTATCCATTCAGTATATGGAAGAGGACAACAAGGTTGTCGAGTATACAGATATGAGGGAGCAGAAGGCGTATATCAGGTATAGGATAGATATATGGCACAGAAAAAGTACAACTGCTGCAGCCGTAGCTGTAGATGCCGCAATTGAAAAGCTGGGCCTGTTGCGTACAGGAAGCCAGGATGTGGATGATCCGAGTGGTAGAAAGCACAAACAGATGAGGTATGAAATGGTGATTGATGTAGATACCAAAGAGGTCTATCACAACATGTAAGAAAGGAGAATTGGATGTTAGCTAATGGCGCAAAATTGGGATATAAGAAGTCAGGAGGCTCTACATTTACAGACCTTCCAGGGCTTAAAGAAATTCCGGAAATGGGTATTGAACCAGAGAAGGTAGAGAATACCTGTCTGACTGACAAAAATAAGCAGTATGAAAATGGTATTGGTGATGCTGGCGATATTACATACAAATTTAAGTATGATAATTCCAAAGCTGACTGCCCGTACCGTGTCATGAGGGCAGCACAGGATGCAGGAGAGGTATTGTCATTCCAGGAAACACTGATTGACGGTACCACAACAGAATTTGACGGACAGGTATCCGTAAAAAGAACTGGTGGCGGAGTAAACGGTGTGATTGAATTTAATCTTGCAATATCATTACAGAGCGATTTGACCGTGACGGACCCTACATAATAAGGAGGACAATGGAATATGGGACAGTTTGGAATGGACGAAGAGAACGAGGTCGAGAAAGTTGAAGAACTTAAAAACAGAAGAAAGGCATTTGCATATTGGACTGTTGGTGGAGAAGATTACAAACTTAAGCTTACCACCCAGCAGATTTGTAAATTGGAAGAAAAGTTCCGATGTAATCTGGTGACGCTGATTATGCAGAGTGGTGGATTACCACAGTTGGGAATCATGCTTACTGTGATTCAGGCGGCCATGACGCCCTGGAAACACGGTGTTAAATATAAGGACGTACAGGCCCTGTATGACCAGTATGCGGATGAAGGCGGAACCCAGATGGACCTTATGGTTGATGTGATCATGGAAATCATGCTGGTAAGCGGTTTTTTTACGGAGAACCAGAGGGAGAGTGTGATGGACAAGAGGGAGGACCTCAAGGACGAGATGTAACCATATCCGACCTTATCTATGAGTTGTATCCTCTTGCGCTTGACTGTGGGATAAGTCCTTGTGACTTCTGGGAGTATTCCTTGGGAGAAATCCGGGACCTTATGGATTCATATGCCAGAAATGAACGAAGAAGGGTGAGGGATGAAATTGCAGCGCGTTATGAGTTGGCAGACTTGATAGGGATGTATATCCAGCTTCCTTATGATACTGATAATACAATCAGGATTCCGCGTGTATGGGACACATACCCTTCCCTTTTTGAAAATGAAAGAATAGCTTTTGAAGGACGCCAAAAGGCAGAAGCACTGGAACAGGCCCGGATATCCAGAAGGGAATATGCCGAAAGGTATAACGAAATGCGCCGGAAGCGTGGACTACATTAAAAATATAGAACAGAAAGGCGGTGAGGATAACGGACGGTAGTGGAATTACCCTTGAAAAGCTTAAGGTCATCATTGAGGCATACACGAAGCCATACCAGGAACAGATGGAAAAGGTGCAGGCCAAGACAGCCCAGGTGACAAACCGGATAGAGCGGCAGACCGCCAGGATTGCAAACTCCTGGAAGCGTGTGGGTGCCATATTGGCATCGGTACTAAGTATTGCGGCCATAGTGGCATTCGGAAAATCGTGTATCGAACTGGGGAGTAACCTAACCGAGGTGCAGAACGTTGTGGATGTCACCTTCGGCTCCATGTCCGGCAGGGTGGATGCATTTGCTAAAGATGCAGCAAAAGCGTTTGGCCTGTCGGAGACAATGGCAAAGAAATACATGGGTACATATGGGGCAATGGCAAAGTCATTCGGCATAACAGGAAAGGCCGGATACGACATGTCGGCAGCCATAACAGGCCTTACAGGTGATGTTGCATCATTCTATAACCTTTCGCAGGACGAAGCCTATACGAAACTAAAGAGCATCTTCACCGGGGAGACGGAATCACTTAAGGATTTGGGCGTGGTCATGACCCAGACGGCACTTGACCAGTACGCCATGAACAACGGCTTCGGTAAGACCACGGCGAAGATGACCGAACAGGAAAAGGTCATGCTGCGTTACCGGTTCGTAATGTCGCAGCTCTCGGATGCTTCCGGTGATTTTGCCAGGACAAGCGGCTCCTGGGCTAATCAGGTTAGAATCCTATCCCTGCAGTTTGATGCATTGAGGGCAACAATCGGACAGGGTCTGATTAATGCATTTACCCCAGTAATCCAGGTGATTAATACCATCCTGGAAAAGCTACAGACCCTTGCGGCGTACTTTAAAGCCTTTACGGTAGCAATATTTGGGGATGCGTCTGGTGGCGGCGCAGGAAATATGGCGGATTCCATGGATTCTGCAGCCGGTTCTGCTGGGAACATTGCGGATAACATGGGAAGCGCGGCAAACTCGGCCAAGGAAATGAATCGTCAGCTTGCCAAGTTTGATGAACTTAACAACCTAAGTTCCAACCGAAATTCAGGAGGAGGTTCTGGCGGAGGGGGCGGTGGTGGTATCCTGGGTGACCTGGACCTTGGAATGGACAATGTACAGGCTCAGGCAGACTTGATATCAAGCAAGATAATTGATGCCTTTAAGGTGGGTGATTATTATTCTGTTGGTGCTTACATAGGGGCAGCTATAACTGATGCCCTTAGGAAAATCAACTGGAATGAGGCATATGAATCAGCGCGGGGGTTTGGACGTGGTTTTGCACAGTTCCTCAATGGCCTTATATCTCCAGACCTGTTCTGGGAGGTGGGGCATTCCATTGGAGGGGCGCTCAACACGGCATTATATGCGGCCCTGGAATTTGGAAAGAATTTTGATTGGTCCAACTTTGGATTATCCATAGCGTCAGGAATAAACGGATTTTTCTCGACCTTTGATTTTTCTGCCCTTGGAAGTGCGGCATCAGTGTTCGTGATAGGATGGCTGGATACCATTGCAACAGCACTGGAAAATACGGATTGGTTTATGGTAGGACAGAAAATCGGAGAGTTTTTGGCAGCTCTGGACTGGGATACAATCCTTGCAATGACAGGAAGGATCATAATCGCAGCTATTAGTGCAGGAATTAAGTTTTTTGCTGGACTTATGGATGCAGCACCAATAGAAGCTGCCATTTTGGCAGCAATTGCTCTTTTCAAATTTGCTGGTGTCGGTAGTTTGATAGCCAAAGGCATCCTGAAATCAATTGGCACGTCTGGAATAACGCTCAGTGGGCTTAAGATAGCGCTCACTGGATTTACAGTAGGGTTTGTTGGTGGCCCGGCATTTGATGTTATTGGTAATGCTATCATTGATGGAATTGACGAATTTATCAGAGAAAACTTTGGTGAAAGTGCCCTCAATGCAATGGGAGAGGGGCTTCTTATTTCTGTTAGTGCAGGTATAGGGGCTATGTTTGTAGGTCCAATAGGAGCTTTAGTGGGCGGAATAATTGGGCTTCTGCTTGATACAATCCGAGGCGGAGAATGGGCAACTAAATTCTGGAAAGGTTTTGGAGATACGCTATTTAACTGGAGCTTTTCAAAAACATTACTCGGAACTTCCAAGGAGTTTTTTAAAAAAGCTTTTTCATCTGATAATTTTATTGATTTTGGTGTCAATATTATTGCTGGAATTGCATCAGGACTGACAGCGGGTTTGTCATTCTTGGTCGAGCCTATTGCTGATTTGCTTACATGGATTGTAAATGGAATATGCGATATATTCGGAATTCATTCTCCCGCAAAGGAAATGGAACCTTACGGGCAATATATTTTGGAAGGCATTATAGAAGGTTTTAGAGCAACCTTTGGAGAATGGACTGCATCTCTAAATGAATGGTATAATCAGCATATTGCCCCGTGGTTTACAGTACAGAAATGGAGTGACTTGTACAATACGATTAAATCCAGCTTAAAAACAAAATGGGACGAAACTGTATTGCAATGGAAAACAGATATCCAAAGCTGGTGGGACAACCATGTAACAAAATGGTTCACAAAGGAGAAATGGACATCTGGCCTGACCGGAATAAAGGACGGGTTTAAGGCGGCGTTTGATGCAGCAGTAGATGCCGCAAAACAGATATGGAATGATTTTGCCAAATGGCTGAATGAAAAGCTTACATTTACGATTGACCCAATTACAGTCATGGGAAAGACGGTATATGAAGGTGGAGAAATCAGACTTGGAAAAATACCTACATTTGCGAGTGGAGGGTTCCCGGATAAAGGACAGCTTTTCCTCGCCAGTGAAGCAGGGCCAGAATTGGTTGGCCGGATGGGTGGCAGGACTGCCGTGGCTAATAAGGACCAGATTACTGATGGTATAGCAACAGCAGTATATGCGGCCAATACAGAACAGAACCAGCTTTTACGGGAACAGAATGAACTTTTACGGATGATTCTTGCAAAACCTGGAGTAAATAAGGATGATGTGGTGGACCTCTGGAGAGCTGGAGCATCTGATTATAAAAAGCAGACGGGTAGACAATTAGGGCTGACATAATGATTTACATCCCCCTTATCTTTTGCTATAATATGTTATTATGATGAAGGGGGAGAATAAATCATGTCATTAATCAAATGCCCAGAATGTGGAAAAGAAATAAGTGACAAGGCTACATCATGTCCGAATTGTGGTTGTCCTGTATCCGTTCCCAAAGAAAGTGATGTATTTTTGGATGCTAAAAAATTTAATAAGGAAAGTAAGAAGATTAAAAAAGATAGTGGTGGTAAAGGAGAAGCTGGTACTGCCCGTATGACTTTTGGTATAATATTGATTGTTTTATCGTTTATCGTTGGCTTCCAGTCATGTGCAGCAGGAATGGTTAATGCCTTGGAATCTGGTAGTGGAAATGACGGAATGATAGGATTTTTTACATGGATAGTCATGATAGTATGCGGCATTGTGAGCATTACAACCAAGCGGACAAGAAGCCCGAAAACGCCACTTATTATAGGCATTATTCTTTTGGTATATGGTTACCTAATAGGATTTATGTATAACGGTATTTTCAAAGATTTACAAATATGGGGCTGGTTATTAATGGTAGGGTCCCTAATATACATAAAAAGCTATAAAGCAATTAAAGATAACAATAAACAGAACTAAGTGCAAGCACCTGGGGAACTAGGTGCTTTTGTTATGCCCAAAAGGAGGTGGTGCGTATGGCTGCAGCGGATTATAAAGGTTGGCTACTTGAAATTGAAGGAACGAAGCTTCCAATGGAGTATATAGCGCATAACTCATATGGGGCAAGCCCAGACCAGAAACAGGATGAGGATAGCTACCAGGACGGATATGGAGCGTTGCATCGGAATGTATTGCCGCATACCAGAACAAAGATTGAATGGAATACACCTAATATGGTGCATTTGACAGATTTGGATGAGCTGTTGTCGTTTTTTCCAGATAAAGATAAAATGAAGGTCAGATACTGGAATGATAAAAAATTAGGATACTATACAGGGGAGTTTTACTATCCTACCATACAGTTCAACTATTATGACGCTTCTGATAAAGATATACGGTATAATTCGATTAGATTGGCGTTGATTGAGTATTAGGGAGGTGGTAAGGTGCTGGATGTACCAGAGATTATCAAGCAACGGTGCCGTGAGGACAATAACAGGACAGAAACAGTGAGACATCTGGAACTGTCCTTTTTTGATGGCGGGATAGACTCCTTATATCCATCAAATGACCTATACCCTGCATATGACCTGTATCCTGCTGATGCTGGCGCAGCATGGTTGACTATTGGTATGGACCAGATATGCGCGGAGACACTAAATCTTACGGAAAGCCTATCCACTGGAAACAATATCATCTGGGGGAGTTGCGAGGCGGCCAAGTTTGTGCTTACGGTTGCTGATGTGGAGGATGAGATGACCGGCAGGGAGTTTACTGCCACCTTAAGCATAGGCGATTACAAGATGGCCTATGGCATATACATAGTGGACAGTGTTACCCGCCTGCAGGCAGACCGTAGGAAACGGAAAATTACGGCATATGACCGGATGATTAAGTTTGATGCCGATGTATCTGATTGGTATCATGCCATGTACCCCACGGACGATGCCACCCATACAGTCAAGGAATTGAGGGATAGCCTGTGTGAAGAGATAGGGGTCCCGCAGGAGCAGACAGCGCTTATCAATGATGGGTTGGTGGTTGGAAAGACTATCAGCCCTGAATCATTATGTGGCCGGGATGTGCTTAAGGCCATCTGTGAGATTAACGGCGTGTTTGGGCATTTTGACCGCACGGGGACATTGGTATATATAAGCCTGCAGGATACCGGCCTATATCCATCTGATACCCTATATCCCGGTGATGACCTGTATCCACAATCCGGGTGGGCGGCGGCGGAGGAACTGGAATATTATAGGTCCATCACCTATGAGGATTATCTGATAGATGGCATTGACCGGGTACAGGTCCGCCAGGAAGAGGGGGACATAGGTGCCGTGGTCGGCTCAGGCAGCAATACATATGTGGTGGAAGGAAACTTCCTGACCTATGGCCTTGGCAGCGCAGACCTTACAAAACTGGCATGGTCCATATATGACACCATTGCCGGAAAGACATACCGTCCAGCCAAGATAGTCTCATATGCCATGCCCTGGATTGAGGTTGGGGACGGGGTGCGGGCCATCACCACGGACACGGAGATTGCCACATTTGTCCTTACCCGGACTATGAGCGGCATCCAGGCTATGATGGATACTGTGGAGGCCAAGGGGACCAAGACACAGGGACAGGAATTTGGAATCCAGAATGAGATTATCCAGCTTAAGGGTAAGACAGCCGTCATAGTACGGAGCGTGGATGAGGTGTCTGCCACAGTGACAGACTTGGAAAAGCAGACAGCGGCCCAGCTTAAAGTGGTATCCGACAAGATAACCGCAGAAGTAAAGCGGGCAACAGATCAGGAAGTGGAACTGGCTGGCAGCATAAGCGTCCTGGCCGGACAAATTGAAGCCAAGGTAAGCCGTGGGGATCTGATAGCATCCATTAATCTGGAAGTCAATAAGGCAGGATCCTGCATTACTATGGAGGCTGGGCATTTTGTCTTTAAGGGCAGCAACTTTTATGTGAATGCGGATGGCTCTGGTGGTGCGGCCAATGGTAATTTGACTTGGGATGCATCTGGAGGATTGGTAGCCAAAAATATTAAGCTGATAATGGCAGATATATCCGGGACAACAAACTCCAGCTCCATTGGCGTCAGTACAATGTCCGCCCAAAATGCCAATATTGACCGCCTGACAGTTAATGGATCGTCTGAGATGCGGGATATAGTGTCTGGTGACATATATGCAGATGATATCCAGTGTACCCAGATATATAGTAGCAGGGCCGGGGAGTGGTGGAGTGATCGCCGAATGAAAAGCGATATTAATCCTATTTCCCCAGAGGCAGCTCTTGCTGTCACAATGGCGTTAAAGCCAATGACATTTTACATGGTGGGAGCTGATGAGAAAGACATGGGTTTCGTGGCACAGGATGTAGCGGAAATAGAATCAGACTTGCCACTGTATACCATGCTGGACGGATTTTATGCCCTGCCATACACAAGCTATGTTGCCTTGCTGTCCGGGGCTATCCAAGCACAGATCAGTAAATTGAAGGAGGTATTACATGCCAAGTAATGAAGGAATGATCGTACACAGTCAGAAGGATATACAGTCAGTGATGAGTTTTTTAAACAGCCTTAGCCTTACCGGGATCGAGGCAGCAAGGAAACTGGCTACGGCAGCCACTATACTGGAATCAGGAAAGCCACTGGAAGAATATCTGAAACCGAAGAAAGGAAGTGATCAGGATGGGATTACTGAGCAGGATGAGCAGAGCAGCAACGGCACTGTCTAAGTACTATTATCCATTTACTTGGAGGAATAAGCCAAGCATAGAATCACCCATTAATGAGGTCCATTTGAATCATATTGAGGATGGTATCAATGAGATGGATAATCGTATCCTTATCCTGGCGCAGGATAAGGCGGATGCATCAGATTTGACAAATGTGTTTGTGAATTTTGAAATGAATGATACCACAGGAGTCATGACGTTTACGAGGCTTGATGGATCTAAAGTGACACATGATTCCGCTGTTGAAAAAATAGCACTTAATTGTTATTTGGAGGGGAATAATTTTGTCCTGGAATTAGCTGATGGAACTAAGCAAAAGGTGTCTTTATCAAAATTTATTGATACATATACCTTTACGAATACTGATAGGATACAATTTACTGTTAATGGCAAGAACATAAGCGCCGATATCCCAGATGGAAAGATTACACTGGCAAAGCTTGAACCGACCATCATGTCAACTATCCGTCAATACACCCTAGATGCACAGACCGCTAAAGGAGTGGCGGAGCAGGCTGCCAGCACGGCACAAGGATGGGCAATCGGCGGAACGGGATTTGATGGAAACAACGCTAAGTATTTTGCTGATAAATCTAAAAGGTATGCAGTAGGTGGCGTAGAGGAAGGGGATACATCTGATAATGCCAAAGCGTATTGTGCCGCTGCACAGGCCGCTGCCCAACATGCCGAAAACATGACACATATATCTGAGACTTCTTTTGCCGTTAATACGGGGACAGGTCATCTCACAGTGCAGATCGGATAGGGGAGGTGCAATATGATAGTAGTGGATTACAAACGGGCAGAAATGGTTGTTCATGGACTAACGCGATATGATTATGGACAAATATTAGAAATACGGGGAACTGATGTGCCGGATGGTACAGAAGTCCATTTTTGCCAATTAGACAGAGCAATAACGCAGTATATGCAATCAAACCAAGTATTGATACCTGACTATTTACTACAGTATCCCAATAACATACATGTTTATGTATATCACAAGGATATTTTGAGTGGAGAGACGATCATTAAAGTCACATTATCGGTCCGTGATCGGGAAAAGCCGGGGGATTATATTACACCAGAAGAACCGGCATACTCACGGATCCTTCCGCCTGGAGGAAAAGATGGACAGGTATTGGCTAGGGGACCTGATGGATATGTATGGATTGATGCAGAGGATTTAGGAGATGGATTTGTCACAGATCAGGAGCTTGCTGACGTAGCGGCAACCGTGCCGCAATTTGCAAGTATGAGGGAAATTGAAGCCATGCTGAACGAGGAGGTATGAGATGGCAGATGATAAAGCTTTAAGTCTTAATAATGGTTTGCCCGCCATCAGGAACTGGGCAAAAGAGAAGTTTGTAGGAAAAGAGGCTGGAAAAGGATTATCAGATAACAACTACAGCGCAAGCGAAAAATCCAAACTGGCCGGGATTGCAGCAGGTGCAGAGGTCAATGTGCAGGCAGATTGGACTGTGATAGATACCGGATCTGATGCCTACATAAAAGGAAAGCCTACATCCATGCCTGCAGATGGTGGTAATGCTGCCACAGTAGGCGGACATACGGTGGCTGTTGATGTACCAGCAGGAGCAGTATTTACCGATACCAAGCCAGTAACCATGAAGGGAGCGACTGCCAGTGCTGTAGGCGCGGCCGGATATGCGCCATCTCCTGCAGCCGGGGCACAGGGAAAGTACCTGCGTGGTGATGGGACATGGCAGACACCACCGAATACAACGTATTCTGCGGCAACACAGAGTGCCAATGGATTGATGATTGCTGCGGACAAAAAGAAACTTGATGGCTTTCAGGAGGCAGCAAACTATGCTTTAAAGACCGATATAGCAGGCGTATACCACTACAAAGGCAGCGTGGCAAATGAGGCGGCCTTACCGACAACAAACATTAGTGTTGGTGATGTATATAGTATTGAAGCAAAATCAAGCTATGGACCTGCTGGTGCGAATGTGGCTTGGACATCAGATAAAACATGGGATAACCTGGGAGGTAATTTTACCATTGATTTCGCAACAGCAGCGGAGGTTTCGGCCATACTTAATGCATAGGAAGGAGCGTAGGATATGAAAGCGCTATCCACTGATATTATTGCAACCATAAGAGACTGGACAAAGGCCTATGTAAATAACAACCGCTTTGACACAACCTATTTACAGATTGACGCCCTAACTGGGCACTTACAGGCCCATCAGGATGCGAATTTAAAATTCACGTTGTTATCTGATGGGCATCTAAAAAGCGAGGTGATATAATGACAGATTTAGGTAAAGTAATGGTAGTCCCCAAAGGGGCCTACAATGCAAATACAACTTACGAGATCCTTGACCTGGTTACATATAATGGAAGCAGCTACATTGCACTTAAAAGCACAAAGGGTAATGTACCAACCAATACCACTTACTGGCAGTTACACGGACAGGGATACCCAGGGGCTGCCACAGGAGTATCAGCCAAAGATACACAGGGGATGGTAGTGACTGCCGGAAGTAACTCTACTGTCCAGGCGTTGATTGATGCCATTGCTGATAGAGTTATGACAAAACTCTTTGCGAAAGCTGATATTGTACAGACAGAGAGTACCAGCACAACTAAGGTCCCTTCTAGTGCGTACCTTAAGCAGGTCAAAGATGACATAAATAGCAATTTCGATAAGTATTACTCACTTAGCGCTGCAATCCAGATACCATCAGGTGCGGATCTGAACAATTATACTGATTTTGGCAATTATGTCTCATCGGCAGCAAGTATTTCATCAACGTTGCAAAATTGTCCCGCATTAAATGGAGGCTTTGTACTGCATGTTGAAAGGGTTACTGGAGCCACAGATGGTACATTTTTAAAACAAAGAATTGTCTATAATGAGGCTAAATCTCTAGAGTACTGGAGGGTCAAAACTGGGGAAGAAAGTTGGGGAACGTGGGTATCCCCTATTACAAATACAGATGTACAGAAGGGATCCACTGCGGGCATATCCTGCGCCCCAAATGCCATAACCGAATCAACCATTACATTTCCCAAGGCTTTTGGTTCGGCACCTAAAGTTGTTGTTAGCTTTTATAGTAATACAACGAGCGTAAAATACGGAATGCTGACGCCTATGGTTTATAATGTTACAACGACCAACTTCAAAGTTAGAATTGCCAATGCTGCTGATGTGGACCTTACCCCAGCAATATACTGGATAGCTGCAATATGATCATTTAGACGTAATACTCCATGATAGACATAGCATCACCAGATGCAACTGCTGCTTGTGGCGTAATTTTAAAGTTGCCGGAAGTATCTATGCTTAAATAACATATGCTGTTTTTACTTTTGCCACCAAATAATACATTATGATACCAATTGACACGTGATTTTAATATCGCATTTGTAGCAAGCGTATATTCTGTCCCCGCTGTAAGTGCCTTATTTATGTAACCTTGCATTTTTAGGGCTTTTATACTGTCATTTCCAAATGTATATAAAATGATCGTTAAACCGTATGAATTGGTAATAGTTTGCGCTTCATAATCTGCATTCGTGAGAGATTCTGCCCATGCCAACCACCCATTGCTTCCTCCTCCCAGTGGCCGCCAAGATGACTTCCCGGGAACACCATATCGCGTGACACGCTGGAATTTTTCTCCGGTTGCGCTGGAGGATCCAATAACCTCAACGACTGAAGCATTTTGGTACGGTGCGTTTTGTGGCACACTTTCGGTCCCGTACCAATAGATACCATTATCTGTTATATTGTCAAGATTGTCGCTGGATGTAAGCTTGCGCATACGGCCATACTTCACCGTCAAATTGCTATTTGTAATAGAAAGAAAATGAAATGTAACCTACAAACCAGGTCCCAGGTCCCTAAACCGGGGGCTTATTTTATTGCTCACGATTGGGCAGAAAGGAAAGAAATTATGAATGAAAAAATTGTATTAATGAACGGGAAGGAGTATTTACTGGTTATTGGTGGCACATCCTCCACACCCAGTACCCTGCAGCTTATTTTCCAGACCACCGAAGCCTTGGAAGATATCGTGGCCGTGTTTAATGACATCGCTGCAACAGAGCAGATTAAGACCATTAATGAGGACGGCAGCACACTGGCTGTGTATGATGGCTATACTGTACTGGGTAATCCCAAGTCCATTGATGATCATTATCTTATTACCCCGGAGCAATACGGGGAGGATGGTGCCGTCACCTCAGAGGCTGTGTATGGCCGTGTAGCAATGCTGAAGCTCTCACAGCCTGCTGTGGAAGCTGCTGTGGAACGTAACAGGGCAGATATTGATTTCCTGGCGATCATGACTGGGACAGATTTGTAAGGAGGTAGAAGTATGAATGTAAAAGAACTTGCACAGAAATATTACCCAAGATTATGGGACATTGACCGGCTTAAGGCTTTGGTGACAGCGGGCAAGCTGTCTGAGGCAGACTATAAAGAGATTACAGGGAAATCCTATAAGGCATAAACGGAGGCAACCGTGATAGACATTGTTGAAACAATTGAGAAATACTGGGTACAGGAGATATTGGCCGGAATATCAGGAGCACTCGCCTGGCTGGGAAGGAAAGTGCATCATTGGAAGCAGGAGCAGGATCTGGTCAAGCAAGGTGTTCTGGCAATATTGCATGATCGCTTGTATCAGGCTTGCCAATACTATTTGCGTAAAGGATACTGCTCCATTGATGACCGTGATAACTTAGAATATATGTTCCAGCCATACAAAGCGCTTGGGGGGAACGGAACGGGTGAAGAGTTGTATAACAGATGTTTGGCTCTGCCGTATGAGTCAGAAAGCGAGGGAGATAATGAAAAGGATTGATTGGGCAAGAAAACTGACAAGCCGGAAGTTCTGGGCTGCGGTGGTTGGGTTTGTGACCCCCATTATGGTAGCGGCTGGATCAAATGACAGCACGGTTACCCAAGTAACAGCTATTATAATGGGAGGTGCTACACTAATTGCATACATAATTGGTGAGGGTATGACAGATGCGGCAGCAGCAGGAACGGATACTATTAACAAGGACGAGGTGGCTCCTAAATAGCTGGAGGTGATCCATACATCTCCCACCGCGGGGTTAAGCGGATAGTAACATATTGGACAGGCCCGGGAATTACCTGGGCCTTATTTTAATTGGAGGAAGGCATGACAGCAAAGGATAAAATATTGGAGATAGCAAGGCAGGAGATTGGATATTTGGAGAAACGCAGCAACAGCCAGTTAGACAGTAAGACCGCAAATGCCGGAAATGGGAATTATACTAAGTACGCCAGGGATCTGTATCCATCCCTCCAGGGACAACCATGGTGCGATATGTTTGTTGACTGGTGTTTTGTACAGGCATTCGGTCAAGTGGCAGCAAAACAACTTCTTGGAGGCGGATTCTCTGCTTATACACCTACATCAGCCCAGTACTATAAGAATAAGGGACAGTACTACAAGGATACTCCCCAGCCTGGGGATCAGATATTCTTTAGGGGGACAGATCGGATTAACCATACAGGAATTGTGACAGAGGTTACATTGACAAAAGTACGAACGATTGAAGGTAATACCAGCGCAGGTGCAGCCATCGTCCCCAATGGTGGTGCGGTTTGCCAGAAGGAATACAGCCTGGACAATACCAGGATTGATGGCTATGGACGCCCAGAATGGTCATTGGTGGAGAAACCTACATATGAGATTGGCTGGCACCATGATCTTAACGGCTGGTGGTATGCATACAGCACCACGGATTATCATAAGTCCTGCTGGCAGATCATCAATCATCACAAGTACTATTTTAATTCGGATGGATACGCCCTGACGGATTGGCACCAGGTTGATGGCAAATGGTATTACTTTGAACCGGAGTACGGTCATCCACTGGAGTGTGCAATGTATGTTGCTCCGGAGGGGGAGCAGCGTATAGGGGAGTTTTAATAAGGTAGGGTGGATTGGGCGGCGGGGAATAATAAAAAGACGGCGGGGATTATTGGCCCTCGCCGTCTACTGTGTGGGAAAGTGTGACTTGATATCACTGCACCCACATATATAATCCATGCTGACATCATAATGCTTTGCAAGCTTGATCATGGATTCGAGTGGGATCCTGGTATTGCCCAGTTCGTAATCCGCATAAGTCCGCTGGCCCACATGCAGGATACTGGCAATGTAGGTCTGTGTATATTCATGGTCCTCTCGCAGTGACCGTAATCGCGTTGTGTAATGCATGGTATACCTCCATCCACATTGTACCCTAGAGTTATATACTCTATTGACTTTTAGAGTTATAAACTCTAAAATAGTACATAAAATGAAGGGGGAAATAAACAGCATTATATATGGAAAGAACAGAGAATAAATACCATAATTTACCATGCTCCTTTTTGTCTATACAGCAGTACAATGTTCTTATAAAGGAGGGAATAGGT